AACTCTTTAGCATCCAGCCATGCTTTTGATGTGCGTCAAGAATGTCTTGTAAGAAGTTACCGACGGCAGGCTCATCTGCTGCATCTGCAAGTGCGATACCTGCACGTAGTTCCATGATGTACTTGTCGTTGTCTTGTGCAAGTTCTGACATCATAATCAGTGGTGAGGGTATAGCAACCAAGTCTTGCACTTTTGAAAGTTCCATCATTCGGGCAAGTGTTGTGGGTGCATATGAACCTAACGCACGAATGTGTTCTGCTATCGGATCAGTGTTTGCAAATACACCTTCATAGAAAGTACCAAGAAATGCATGATACTCTGAGAAGTTAGGGCCTTCTACATTCCAGTGAAAGGTATGTGCTTTGAAATACAAACCGAAATTTGTACCCAAAATGATTTTCATTTGTTCGATTAGTTGTTCCATAGTCTTATTTATTTGATTTAATCATCTTTAAAAGTTCGGTTGTGGAGCCAACAAAGACTGCTTTATCTATGTTGACCCCTTTTGCGGATTCAGATTGGGGTGCAAGCTCTTTTTTCCTTTTCTGAAGTTCCAACAAATCTTTGTTCATCTCAGCCAGATTCTTCATCATTGTAGCTAAGACTTCGTATGCACGTGGTGATTCAGACTGATCGGCAACGTATGCTAATTTTTCTAAAGCATCGTTACCATTTGTAATCAGTGTACGCATATTGCTACGAGCAAATTCAGCATCAGCATCAACTTGATTAACAGAATCGTCAATCACAACAGGTAATGATTCTATCGGTTTTTCTTCAATGGGTTCAACGTCAAAGATTTCAGATAAATTTTGATTTAGTTTTTTCATGATAATGTATCAGGCCATTCTGTAATCGTTTCAATGTAACCAAAGTTAGCATTTGGTAATGAAGATGTTGGATCTGGTTCAGTAATCACAGCAGCGGCATTAACTGAATTAATGTCAAGTGTTGCTACGTTATATGACGCACCAGAATAATCACCCGTAAGTGTATAGTATCTTTCAATGTATTTGTTACCACCAGTAACGACAAGTGTGCCGGTAGAAGTATTACTAAAGTATTCTACTGTGCCAATAAATCCGTTTGCTGTATCACGAATCGTTTCACCAGTTGTAAACACACTTGAGCCGTTTGCAAAATCAACGTATACTTTCTGCAACTCTTTAGATGTAAGATCAATGTTGATATTTGTGTTTGCAGCGTTGATAAGTTTGCCTGACTTGACAGGTGGCCAGATGAAACTCTTTGCAGTAAATGTCAAGTCCCACACAATAATTCTTGTCGTACCATCAGACATACCACCCTCATACTCAACTGTAGAAGCAACAGAATTGAGTATGATAGGCACTGTGTACTTTTGTTTCATTGCAGGAATAAAATCTACCACTACACTGAAATCTGGTGTGAAGAACGGTAGAATCTGCTCCAATATTTGTGTGCCATCTTCTGTGTTACGTACATAGATTGACAAACTAAACTCAAAGTTATACGGCACAGGAAGAAACTGTGTTGCAACGCCAGTATTTGTTGCTGATGCAAAGTTTTGTAGTGTAGAGATTTGTTTGCGACTCAAATCATATTCAAGACTGTCAAGATTGAATGACATTCTTGGTATTACAGAGTTGACTGACTTGATAAGATTTGGATCAGATGTGATCTGTGTCAGATATCTTTCTTTTGGTCCGTATGATAATGGTACCTTGAGTTTTTCTTTTGGTTGGCCTGATTGAGTGTAACGAACAATCTCAAGATCATTGAACATCGTACCAAACACAACAACCATCTTACGAATGGTGCGGTGATAAAACTGTGCATTACCTAACATTACGGTTCTCCAAACGGATTGACTTCCGTAAAGTCGATAATATTATCACTTGCCGCTTCAATACGTGCGTTGTCAATGATATCTTCAAATGCATTGTTTTGTGTCGGCGCATCAGATGCAAGTACCACTGTCCACTGTGCAGAACTTGTATTACCATGCACATTTGCTGTTGTCGTAAAGTCGCCCTGCATACGATAAACATCAATGTATGCATTTGGTTGGAAGTCGTATACAAGTGCTTGTGCCGTTGCAGTAGCCAGTGATGATCCCTGATAAACGATTTCATCATTCAAGAATTTACCTGAACCCGATCCTAATGAAATGCGTACTTTAGTATAGTAATTGCGAATATTATTGTCAATATCGTTTACACCAGTATCAATAATCTCATTGGAGAAGTAGAACTGCTTCATCTTCAACGCAAATACGTACACATTACCACCACGACCACGACCTAATGTGTAAAACATTGCCTGATCATTCTCTGATTCTACACTGGTAATTTCAAAGAAACTGGTAGTCATTGGCACAAAAATTAAATCACCCTCACGTGGTCGTGTATAACCGTTGACTGAATATTTAAATCTTAGTCTTGAGACAAGCATCGTGACTTCATCACGAATCTCTAAACCAAATTTAGATATGAAGTCTTGTTCACCATCAAACCCAGTAACATTTTCCAAATACATTTCAATAGGATGTGCTGTGCGATATTCTTTGAGCACATCTTCACCGAACAGATAGTCTACTTGATCACGTGTTGTGCGTGGCAAATAATAGACATCAAGACCATAAATCTTGAGTGCTTCGATAACCAAATCTTCAACAAGCAGTTGCTCCGGTGTTACAGGAGCATCTGCAAGTCTAGTAGGAAAATTGTTGAAGTAAAAATTGGTAGCCATTAGCCTGTGAAGATTTCAGATGGCAATGAACCCATCATGTAAATCTGCTCTTCCATATCTTTGATTTCTTCGGTTGCTTCATCATAAATCTTTTGACCATTCAATGTAACACCACCTGGCATTTGAATACCCTCAAACTTTTTGAGATTGTTGCCCCACTGCTGTTTGATTTTTGCAGTTGCAAGTTGTTTCAGAAAACGGTCGTTCCAAACATCAGTCGTGCCTTCAATTTGAATGGCTGAATTATTATGTGTCAATGTTGGCGACCCGATCAATGTCAGACTTGTTGGAGACTCAATGTTACCAACTTGTTTTGATTCTGTACCGATTGTAATAAAATCAAACGGCACAATTTCTTGATCAAACTTTGTGCCGTAACCTGTAATTGTATTTGATGATGGTGAACCTGTTACTGTACCAGTCAGTGTAACTGTTTCTGGACGAATTGTACGATAGCATTCAACAACTATCCATTCACCTGGCTCTACATCTCTTGTCCAGTCAATGTCTAAGAACACTTTGTTTTGATGACGATTGAAACGGAACTGAGGTGTACCAGAGAACAATAAATTTAATGTGCGTAAATGTTGCATTGTGATTTCATATGACACATACGATACTGATGTGAAGTCATAGAGATCGTGCAGACGCAACTGATAACGCAAGTCAAACATATTGATTGATGCGTTAGATTGATCAAATGGAAAAATGCCTGTGACAAATTGCACTGCATCTGGACAATAAATCCATTGACGATCAATATCTGCTTGTGTAATTTGATGTTTCATGAACAGTTTTTCTGTTCCGTCATAATGATAATCACGCCAGAAGTTGAGTGCATCATCAATGCGATCATCTACTTGATCATCATCAACATTGATTTCAATTACTGGCCAACCAAGTCGGCGTAGGCAGTAATCTTTAAATTGTTGTCTTGTGTTTATAGTTGCCATTTTTACATTCCGCCGAATAGAAATGCATCATCAAAAATATCAGGTGGTGAAACGATATTATTTCCACTTACAGCATTGTTTGCTATAAGATTACCTGTAATAGTTCCTGCAACAATATTATTTCCACGAATAGAATTAGAAACAAGATTGTTGCCAGAAACAGCATTTCCAGCAATCAAATTGCCAGTAATATTCGCTGGTGCTATTAAAGATGAACGAACTCTTTGTACCATTTTAACCTATACCAAAAATTGTATTTGAACTTAGCACCGTATATGCGTTTGCACCTACTTTTATAGTCGCAAAAGAATAAACATCTATGAATGGATTTGCTACAGTTGCAGCAAATGCTGGTCTTGAGTTTCCAGAAAATCTAGTATTAGCAGCTTGATATACACCATCAATTGAAATGTTTGCCGCATATTGACTTACGTTTTGAGATATCAAAAACACCGTGCTAATTGATTGACCGGGACTTAATAAATCATCTAATCTTCTTGAAGAACTTCCACGAAGATTGAAAGTCAAATTAGCAACAGGAAATCCAGTTAAATAATATACCGTTGCTTCTAACAAATCAATGTTTACATTACCGCCAGTTGGACCAGGAATTATTTTTGCTTGTTCAATCAAACGTGTAAGAGGCGCAATTTTTTGTGCAGTAATACCACTATCAGCAATCGCCGCACCACTTACAGCGTTTGGTAAAAAGTTTACATTAACACCAATGTTCAGTGTGTTGGACGCAGGATTGAACGACAGATTACGATTGACATACTCTGCCGTTGTGGTTCCACGAATCGCAGGCTGCAAACCGAGATAGTGAGTTGTTGTATCACTAACGGTTTGCAGTATAGGTAATGTAGTAACAGTTTGCATTTATGCTTGCGCTTCTGTCCATGATAGACGACTGAAGATGTTCGCCGCTGTTGTACCAACATTACGTGCAACAATCGTCACAATGTCTGGTCCATCTGGATAAAAACCAGTTCTTGGATCAGTCGTACCACCACCAAGAATACTTGATCCAAGATCACGAACCAATGGCAGATCATATGATGTTGTTGTAAATGTTGAACCACCACCCGAAGCATTTGTAAATGCAGCAAAAATAACTTCACCACCGTTGACAAAAGTGCCTGCTTGCGGTCCCGTTGGTTGTGTTGGTCGAGCAGCATCATGATTAATATACTGTGCAAGTGATGAACCACCAACTGATTGCCATACTGGGGTAGTATTTGACAATGAGCCATTCAGAACAACTTGAAGTAAGAATGCGCCACCAGACAATGTATCAAGTTGACGAAGAACCATCTGCATACGATTTATAATTTCACGAACGCCTAAAGTTGAACCAGAAACACCAGAACTTACCGAGGGTGCAACACGGAAACTCTGAAGTGCAAATGTTGCACCAGCAGGAATGTGTGCAGCAGTCGTCATACCCTGCGTAAACACGAAAGATTTATCATCATCATAACGACCATCCATCATAACTGATGTTCCCCAATGGGAAATACGTGGAGCATAACCAGGCTCATGAAGTTCAACGTTTGTTGGAGCAGTTGTAGAGAATGTAAATGTCTGCGCTGCATTTGCCATTGGTGCAAATGTAACAAAACCAGTTCCTCCAATCAATGGTGCCATGCTCAATTGAATTGATACGTTAGGCACAATTGATTGAACGGTAGCAATTTGTGGAATATTTGCACTGATTACGTACATGCCCTCTTGAATACCAACTGTTGTAGAACCAGGAGCAAGATTCAATGTGCAGTTTGCTGTATTCATGATACAGTTGATAGTGTTACCTTGTTGTCCACGAAGCAAATTATTGAATGTCCAGCCAGTTGGTGAATTATTTGTAACACCACTATATGAAACATATTCTCTCTGACTCAATCCAGTAGAACCCCAGCCTTCAATCAATAGAACACCTGATGTTGGAAATCCGGAAGCACTTGCAACATTCATAGATGTGTCACCCGCTTGTAATGTAGAACCAAGTCTAGTTCTTGGCGCAAACGTATTCGTTTCATAACGTGCTGGCAAGTTACCAGAACGCATATATGCTTCATAATTGACGTTATTATTGACCAACTTATGACAGTAGTAAACATTACCGTCAGTTGTTCTGAAGCCCCAACGAATGAAACCGGCACCATACCATGAGTAGTCAAGATATAGCATCTGCATTTTAGTCAAGTCAAGAACATATCCTGATGGTCCTGTTCCATCACAACGATCAATGTTCCACTGTGATTGTGGAATTTTTAGATCAATTGTCTTTGTTATGGTTGCTTGTACAGCAGGTACTTCACCACGATATGCAGGTGAAATTGATAGCTGTCTATCGGATAGAATCTCAGTTACACGATAAGACATACCTTTAATAACAATGTAATCACCAATAGAAAGTTCTGATGAGAACTTTGTGCTTACACCATTGTATGTGATACCATTAACTGTTGTATTTGCAACGTTTGCTGAAACAAAACCGGATAATTGGAATGTTGATGAACGACGAACTGCATACATTTGCTGTCCATCAAACTCAAAGAATATACCATTTTGATCATCAAACATACCTACACGATTTGATGCACCATACCATCCATTTACAGACAAACGATACAATCCTGTTGCCGTTGCTGAAGAAGGTGTGCTGTTTGCAACGTATGTAAATGTATATGGATCAATAATATCACGAACTACAAATGTGCCATTGTATGCAGATTGATCAACATTAGCAATTTGAATTGAAACATTCGTACTGACTTGATGTGCATATTTTGTTTTTACTGTTACTAATGTGCCAGAACTCGTAATAGAGTCAACGGTTAATTGAGGCTTCAGTAATGTACCAGTTGACATCTGAAGGCCTTTACCTGACTGATAACGGAAATAACGGCGTGTTTGACGAATCAATTGGTTATTGGGCCCCTCTGCTGACGTAGAGAACTCAACGCCACCATCGAATGCACGATGAACAACTGTACCTCTAGATGATGAAAACAGATTTGCTTGACCACCCGAATTAATGCCAGTTGCACTTACAGGATTTGCATTTGCATCAATACGAAATACTGTATTAGAATAAACACCAGTAACAGTAAATGTGCCGTTAGGTGCACCAGAAGTTGCTGCAACAGTACCCTGAAGAACAATTTGATTGCCTATTGAAATACCGTGTGCTGTATTAGTTGTTACCGTACCATTTGCAAATGTGCCAACAAAATTAATATTCGCAATAGAAATATTCGCTCTTGTATAAATTGAACCATTCGCAATGAATGTTGTGTTTGGAATATTGATGTTCAGATTCGCTGAACCAATTGCAGTGTTTACATAACGTTGTTTTGCTGCGTAACGGAACCACTGTCCAGCTTGTGCAGCATCGACCATAAAGGTACCCTCTGCTGGCGACCACGACGTATCAGAGACAAAAATTGGCGTATTGACAACAGGTGTGTTAGCAGTATATACTGTGACGATATTTGAGTTGGAGTTGACTACAACTGCTGTAGGAATGATTGGTCCACCGGGTGCTGCTTGAAGATTAGCAGATGTATTCTGATATGCATATGCACGATTGTTTACAAGACCAATACTTTCCCACTTTGTTGCCTGTTGACCATATTCAAAGTCAGTATCAATTAATGCTTGTGGAGTTGATACACGAAACTTGTTTACAGGATCGGTATACAATTCAGATGGCTTGAAAGTTTCTTCAAATTCATCAATGATGATTTGCAGTCTATCTGTAGCCGACATTGAGGCTGTATTGTACTGAAGTACAAGAGTAGTAGTTGCATCACCGCTGATTGAATTTTGCGTTATTGAATGAGAAGTAAGTTTCAGATTAGGATCTGAAAAATTATAAATTACCTGATTTGTATTGGCATTTGTAATCAACACAAGTCGTTCACGTGGAAGAATCTGATTTACCACAATAGTTCTTGTAGAAGGTGTGAACGAGTAGTATGTGTCTATAATATCTTTTCTAGCCATTTTGACTCCGAAATTTGGGAAAAATGTTGGTTTTTGTAAAAATCTCTACTATTTAGTATTAGTAACCCATCAGAATATCCGTGGGCCTAAACGGGTAAACTTTAGCGTTTGCTGCCGGTGTACCCGGCACGATACGAATCATTACATCCGAACCTGCTGGAGGTGGATCAGCAAATCTTACACCTCCACCACTGTCTAGCGTATAGCCTTTTGCTCCATTTGTAACAAAACTCATCCATAATGTTTCATATGAATTAGCATATGCAGATTGTAACAGACCATTTATGGAAATCATCAGATTCCAAGGACTTGAAACTGAGACATTTGATGTATTATATGTCAGCGGAAATATGTTAGTAATTCCATCCGTAATATAAGAAATATCATCTAAGTCATAAACAAATCCACCGAAACTGGTAGCAAAACTATTTGCTGTAATCGAATTATTGGCTATTCTAGCACTGGTAATTTGTTGTGTCATGAATTAGCCTCCGAATACAATCGACATTGCAATTGCCTTTCCTGTTGTTGCTGCTGCTTGTGCTACTGTGTTTGCAGTATTTGCTGTAGCAAAACTTGTGTTAATATATGAACGCAAACTTGGTTGCAGTTGATCAAATGTAACTGTATTTGCAGATAACAAATATGGATTAACTGCCGTATAGAAAGTTGATACACGAACCAATTCACCATTTGCTGGGAATGCATCGAATGTAATTGTATTTGCTGTTGTATTAATATCATACGCAGAAAACGGTTGCGTAATACCATCAATCGTTACAATTAAAGTTTCTTTTGATGGAGGATAAAACGGCAAACCAAACGTAATTGTATTACCGTTTGCTGTTGTCTCAAACACCGAAACTGTTACATTTGGATTTGGTAATAATACAATGTTCTGTAAACCGGTAACACGAATTATTTCACCAGCAGGTGGTGGTACATCAAATGAAATCGTAGAATTGGATGGTTGAATTGCATAATCAATACCATCTGTCTGCACGATACCACCAATCGAAACAAACACGGCAGCATTTGAGCCAGCAGGTATAAATCCTAAGTTATAAGTCGAATCTGTTCCTGTGGCAACTGTAGTAAATGTTTGTAGTGATACGTTTGGAGCAACTGCATTTGCGGTAAATTGTCTTGTGCCATCAGGGAATTGAATATACGTGTTTGTAGTAACATTTGCAATTTGAAGATTGGCATTAATAACAACATTAGCTGTAACTGTACCACCATTGTTGGCATCTAACGAATTGTTAGCACGAATAAATGCAGCATTAGCCTGAATAAATGCAGCATTGGCTGTGTTGTATGCAGGTTGCACTTGTGGGAATACATTATTTGCAGCAGCAAAAGCTGCATTAGCGTGGTCCCATGCACTGTTAGCGGCAATAAATGCAGCGTTAGCAGTATTAAACGCTGGCTGAACTTGTGGTGCTACATTGTTTGCAGAAGTGCTTGTACAAATCCACTATTAGCATGATCAAACGAAGCATTTGCTTGAATCGTGGTAGCGTTTGCAACAATAAATGCTGCATTCGCATAGTCACCTGCCGTTACCGCTTTACCGTCAGCAACATTCGCAGCAACATATCCAGCATTCGCATGGTGGAAAGCTGACTGTGCATGAAGAATGCCAGCATTTGCTTGTATGAATGCTGCGTTGGCAGTGTGAAACGCTGGTTGTACCTGTGGAAACACGTTGTTTGCCGCAGCAAAAGCCGCATTAGCATGAACATAAGCTCCATTCGCATAAACACCAGCCGACAACGCATTAGCGTCAGCATTGTTCGCTTTGTCAAATGATAGGTTGGCTTGTATAAATGCTGCATTAGCAGTGTTAAATGCTGGTTGAACCTGCGGAAACACATTGTTTGCAGCAGAAAATGCAGCATTAGCGTGTAAAAATGCACTGTTAGCATAAGAACCGGCAGATAATGCATTTTGATCAGCCGTGTTTGCTTTATCAAACGAAGCATTGGCTTGAATGAATGCAGCATTAGCGGTATTAAATGCAGGTTGTACCTGTGGGAATACATTGTTTGCCGCTGCAAAGGCTGCATTGGCATGGTCAAACGATGCATTAGCCTGAATAAATGCCGAATTGCCTGTGTTGAACGCTGCATTAGCAGAAGCAAATGCGCCGTTAGCATTCGCAAAGGCAGCATTAGCCATCGCAAGACCAGCGTTGGCATTCGCAAATGCTGCGTTAGCATAATTACCAGTTGAGTTTTGGCTTATGTAAGCAGCATTCGCATGATCAAATGCCGAGTTGACATGAATGTAACCACTATTGGCATGAATAAATGCGCCATTAGCAACAGTGAACGCAGCATTAGCATATTGACCTGTGGCATTCTGTGATTGATACGATGAATTGGCATGATCGAATGCTGCATTTACATGAACAAATGATGCATTTGCGTGTAAGAATGCTGAGTTGGCATAAGATGCTGCCGATGCTATGTTTGTATTCTGTGTTAGATTTACACCATCAATATTATTTGCCGATGTAAACGCAGCATTGGCTTGAATGAACGAAGCATTAGCAGTATTATATAATACTTTAATTACATTTGCTGAAGTTAGATTTGCAAATGTTAGATTGCCAGCACCATCAGTTCTGATATAATCATCATTGGAGCCACCAGTAATATGAACATTCGCAACTGCACCCAGTAGAACACTCTTTGAGAGGCTTATATCTACGTTGGCACGAATATTAATTGTGTTACTTGAACCGATGATACGCATCTGTTCATTTTCTTCATTCATACCACCAGCGGCAAACACAACATCATTCTGTGGTAAGAATGTACCGACTACAAGGTCACCACCACCGGTTGAAGTATTACCATGTGTATACAGATAACCATCATTAAAACCAACTAATGTAAAGTCAGGATCGGCATGTTGACTACTACCAATACCCATGTCGATATAAGTATCATCTTCAGTGCCGTTATCAGCAGTAGCAACATAATCTCCAGATGCATCAGGACCATTGTTAATGTTCTGAATGTTTATCTGAGAATAATTATCCTCATTTGTTGATGCTTGGAAAACTGTGTGAGGTTGAAAATCAAATCCAACAGGAATACCTGCATATAATGCGTTATGTCCATTAGATGCGTAACCAAAAAACTGACCAGTATTACCAGTAATTAGTAAAGATGTAGCATTTCCTACAAATGTAACATTACCTAAAACAGTAAGATTACTTTGAATCGTTACATTACCAGAAATTGTGCCACCAGCGGAACTAAACTTGGTGTTCGAATTATCAAATGCTGCTTGTGCTAATGTTGTTCCAGTATTGGCTTGATTGTAACCCGCATTAGCATGATCAAATGCTGAGTTTGTTTTTATGAAGCCACTGTTTGCATGAATGAACGCAGCGTTTGCGTATTGACCTGTAGCATTTTGACTTATGTAAGCAGCATTGGCATGATCAAATGCTGCGTTAGCTTGGATGAATCCACTATTAGCGTGTATAAACGCTGCATTAGACTGAATGAATCCACTATTGGCATGTATAAATGCAGCGTTCGCATATTGTCCAGTCGCATTCTGTGATTCATATGCACTATTAGCATGAATAAACGCAGCATTGGCATATTGTCCAGTCGCATTCTGTGATTGATATGCACTATTGGCATGTATGAATGCTGCGTTTGCTTGAATAAATCCAGAATTTGAATGATCAAATGACGCATTAGTCTGTATGAATGCACTGTTTGCATGAATAAATGCTGCATTAGCATACTGACCAGTCGCATTTTGACTTATGTAAGCAGCATTGGCATGATCAAACGAAGCATTTGTTTTTATAAATGCGCTGTTGGCCTGAATGTATGCAGCATTAGCAGCAGCAAAAGCACCATTGGCATTCGCAAAAGCAGCATTTGACTTAGCATAAGCACCGTTGGCATTCGCAAAAGCATATGATGTGTAGACGTATAAATCTACTGTGCCATTTGCACCAAAGAAATAATTTGAGAAGATAGCATTAGCACCGGTAATGCTACCATTAGAACCGGTCGTTGTTAATGTATTCGATGTAAGATTACCAACGATAACGACATCACCAGTAACATTACCACCTACATTTGCATTCAGTGAATTGTTAGCACGAATAAACGCAGAGTTGGCATGATTGAATGATGCATTTGTTTGAATGAAGCCGCTGTTAGCATGTATAAATGCTGCATTCGCTTGAATGAATCCAGAGTTTGCATGATTATATGCAGCATTTGATTTTGCAAAGGCACCATTAGCATTTGCAAAAGCAGCGTTAGCAGCAGCAAAAGCACCATTGGCATTTGCAAAAGCAGCGTTAGCATGATCAAATGCTGAGTTTGTTTTTATGAAGCCACTGTTTGCATGAATGAATGCTGCATTCGTTTGTATGAACGCAGAATTGGCTTGAATATATGCCGAATTAGCAGCCGCAAATGCGCCGTTGGCGTTTGCAAAAGCAGCGTTGGCGTGATGATATGCGGAGTTTGCTTGAATAAATCCAGAGTTAGCATAACTGCCTGATGCATTCTGAAACTGGAACGCAGAGTTTGCATGAATGAATGCTGCGTTGGCTTGTTCATATGCCGAGTTTGCTCTTATACCACTAGTGTTCTGACTTTCGTATGCTGTATTAGCATGTATATACGCATCATTTGCATGAAAGAACGATGAATTAGCCTGAGTGAATCCAGAGTTCGCATGATTATATGCAGCATTTGCTTTAGCAAAACCAGCATTTGCATTTGCAAATGCATAATTAGCATGTAAGAATGCTGAGTTGGCTTGAATAAAACCAGAATTGGCGTGATTAAATGAATAATTCGCATGTAAGAATGCGGAGTTTGCTTTGATGAACGCTGAGTTAGCATATGATGATGCAGCAGTGCCACCAAAGTCATCATATGTTACGCCATCATTTGTAAACTGCCATTTATTATCAGTTTCATTCCAAAGAATATAAACATTAGGTTGTGCACCACGATCAATCTCAATACCGGCATTCATTGTCGGTTCACCCGACGGACTGATTGCAGTATTCAATGAAATGATGTTATCACCGATCAACACAACTGGTACATTGGCACCTATCGAACCACCAATAATACTCAAATTACCTTGAATGGTAACATCACCAGTAATCAGACCACCAACATTTGCATTCAGTGCATTGTTCGCACGAATAAATGCAGAGTTTGCATGTGTGTATGCAGAATTTAATTTTTCATAAGATGAGATGCCACGAATATAAGTTTCCCATCCACCAATAGGAATAACGCCATCACCTGTTCTTGAACCTATAAAGAGTGTATTACTGTTATACGAATACGCTGGTTCACCAACATTCAAAGACGGCGGTGTGTCAGTTACTAGCGATCTTTTTATTTGTATTGTTGTATTTGCCATTTGTAATTCTTAGAATAGTCCGCCGTCAAGGGCAGCAAGAACGGTGGTAGCAACTTTCATTTCGAAACGATTATTTGCTGAACTATAAACCAGAGAAAAGCCGTTTTCAACACCTTCCGTAGACACATCAGTAATTTCTGCTAATGATACATTTGGTTTTGGTTTATAATTCGGAGATGTGATTGTTGTTCTGTTCGGTTGAAATACCGTAACTTTACCTATATCTGGCATAACTTACCTCGTAACAGATGGTAATACAATTGCTGTGCCTTCTATCACTCTCGTCACAGAATTATCAACTGAATTTGTAATTACAAGATCAAACACATAGCGACCTGGTGTCAATGCTGATGTGTTTGCTGCGGTCATTGACAGTGTAATCTGTCCGTTTGAGTTGCCAGTAATTGTTGCTGTAAGAGTATTTGCAGATGAAGAATAATATGACTTACGAAGTTGAGAAGATGCAGAATAAGTTGTGAGATTGACTGCATCACCTTGAGTATCATTTACTGTAATTGTTGATGTTAGGTTTGCACCTTGCTCTATTGTTATCTCTGAATACGCAGCCAAGATTGTCTCCTTCTAATCGTGTATTTAGTCAATC